ATTATTTTTGCAAATACTCAAAAACAAGCAGATAAACTATCAAAACACAGCTACCATTCTGGGAACTCTAAAAATGAAGAAAACCTAGAGTTATTCTCAGATGGTAGAATTGATAGGTTGTCTTGTGTATTACAGTTAAGTGAAGGTGTAACTATTCCTAATTTAAAACAAGGTATTATTATGCATGCATATGGTAATGAAAGAAAAAGTGCTCAAAGAATTGGTAGACTATTACGTCTTAATCCAACAGAAAAAGCAACATGTCATATCTTATGTTATAAAGATACTCAAGATGAATTATGGGTACAAACAGCTTTAAAAGATTTTGATACAAAGAAAGTTAAATATTATAATCCTTTAAGCAAATGAAATGTTCAAATTGTGATGGTGTAGGCACCGTTGAAATAATGAATTGTCATGACTACAGCAATGAATGTTGCGGTGGTTGTTATATAACAATGATGTGTGATGATTGCCAGGGAACTGGTAATGTTTATTCAGAAGATGAAGACCCTGAAGAAGAAGATCTTAAAAATTTATGGATTAATTTATCATGAAAGTAGTTTGCATAGATGATACAAAACTTCCTCAAGGAGCATCAGTTAAAGAAGGTACTGAGTATGAAGTAATTCAACAATACGTTAATGGTATGGAACAAAAAGTCTATATCATTAAAGGTATTGTGAATGAAGGCCGTACTCAATTTGGTTTACATTGGATTGGTTATAGAGCTGAAAGATTTGTATCATTAGATAGAAAAGTTGTAGAAGTTCATGATGAACATGAAATATATATTTAAAAGTAAATAAGATGAAAAACATACACGTATTACCAAAGTTAGAAGTTTGGAAAGACATAAAAGATTATGAAGGTATCTATCAGGTAAGTAACTTTGGAAATGTAAAATCTTTAGATAGAGAAGTTGCTCCAAACAATAGAGTTCCTTATTGGAGAAAAGGCAAGATATGTAAACAATCTAAAAGCAATCTTGGTTATATGACTGTTGGTTTTACTGTTAATAATATAAAAGTAAATAAATATGTACACAGATTAGTTGCAGAAGCATTTATAACTAATATGAATGATTACCCTCAAGTAAATCATATAGATTGTGATAAAACTAATAACAGAATGTATAATCTTGAATGGTGTACTAATTCTCAAAATCATATTCACGCTTCTAAAAATGGATTAAACAAACTTCATTTGCATAGAGTCGCATATTCAGGAGAAAAGAATGGTAGGTCATTATTAACTAAAGAACAGGTTTTAGAAATAAAACAAAAATATATTCCTTATAAGTATTCAGCTAAAAAGCTATCAAAAGAATATAATGTAAGTGAATCTTGTATAACACATATTTTAAACAAAACATCATGGAAAGAAATATCTACAAAATAGGAAAAGAATTGTTTATCACTTCTAATAAAGAAATTAAAGAAGGAGATTGGTGTGTTGATGATATTGATGAAGTATTTAAGATTGAAGGTTTGGAATATTTTAAACAGTTTTGCAAAAAAATCATCCTAACAACAGACCAAGACTTAATCAAAGATGGTGTACAAGCTATTGATAATGAGTTTTTAGAATGGTTTGTTAAGAATCCAAGTTGTGAGAAGGTTGATTTTTGGAAATATATGTCAGGAGAATATTCAACAATGACAAAAGAAGAACCTAAAACTGCTTGGGTAGGAGTATTACACGATAAGTTAAATGAATATTATCCAGCAAAATATGAACTAAAAGACATTTATCAAGGAGAAGGATGTTTACCTAATTTTCCAAATGAAGAACTTTGTCAAATTTGGTGTGACTCTAAATACAAAGAAGAACCTAAACAAGAAACACTTGAAGAATCAAATCAAACAACTGCTATTAGGTTTTTAGAATGGTATAGATTGAAAAAAGTTATTTTTCAGTTTCATTGTTATCATATCCCAAATGTTAGTGATAGAAATTGGGAAACAACTGTGTTTTTAGGAGATAATAGTTACTTAAATGCTAACCAATTATTTGAAATTTTTAAAAAAGAAAACTATGAATAAACAAGAAACACTTGAAGAAGCTGCTGAAAAATCTGCAATAGAGGAATTTGAAGCAGGTAATAGTGCTTATATTCTAGGATTTATTAATGGTGTTAAATGGCAACAAGAGCAAGACAAACTTGATGAAGATAATATTAGATTAGATGAAAGATGTAAATGTGAACTTGAAAACATTACTACATTTAGTGAAGGATATGATGCTGGTATTTCTCAACAAGAAAGAAGTTATAGTGAGGAACTTTTTACTAAAGATGATTTAATAGCTTTTTATGAGTTTATAAAAAAAGAATGTGATATAGTAAATTCTGCTGGTTATGCAGAAACTCACACTAAATGGTTTATTGAACAATTTAAAAAGAAATAAGATGGAATATAATGTAGCACAAAGACGTTTCTTTATTTGGAAACTTGAGTTATGGTGGATTGCTTTTGATGATGATGCATTTTATCCTAAAGATAGAATACATTTGATAGGTAATTGGTTTTGGAAAATTTAAGTTATGGAAATATACACTCCTTCTAAATTAGAGTTAATTAGATTAACTATTAAAGGTAACTGTCAAGATACAGAATATTTGAATTTAGTAAATACAACTCATGCAGAAGTAATTGAGTATGTAATCAAAACTTTTTCAAACTATATGGTAAAATGTCCAAAGTTTAGAACCACAATTGATATAAGACATTGTATTGGTGGAGATAACTTGAGCTCTCAAAGAGTAACTTTATATGGTATAAAACCATTTGAAGTAGTAAAAGTATTAAATTTTAATTTAAGTAAAGAATAAGATTATGGGAAGAATAAAAGAAGTTTATATGGATATGATAGAGCGTGATTTCAATGGAGATCCCGATGCTCATATACAAGCATTAGCTAAACAATCATGTGAAGAATTTAGTTATGTAGAAGAAATACCTTGTCCTAATTGTTTTAATAGGACTTTACATAGAAATGAATTAGAAGCAGTTTGTGATAGCTGCGGTCAAGATTTTATTTATGTTGGGTCAGCTTTAAAATTTAAGTAATGGAAAAAGAATTTGTCCCTTACGAACAAGCACTTGCTTTAAAAGAATTAGGATTTGATAAACCTTGTTTAGCATCTTGGACTTATAAAACAAAAGAAAGAATACCCACCTTGTACGGTTGTGGAGCTTTACTTTTTGATACTGATGGTTTAATCACAAACCAAACAGAAGATATTATATGTTCAGCACCACTTTACCAACAAGCATTTAGATGGTTTAGAGAGAAGTATGATTATTATTATGAAATCTTTATAGATGATGATAAAACATTTGGATTTATGATTAGTTATTTTATAGAAATAGGAAGAGCAGATAAACCAATACAAAGAATGTATACTATTTACGAAGAAGCAGAACTTGAATGTCTTAAAAAATTAATAGAAATACAAACCAATGAAGGATAGTTTATTTGTCCAGTGCACTGTTAAAAATGGTGCATTAGTTTTTCCAATGAAAGCTATAGGTAATAAGTATCAGAAGTTTTTGAATGATCAACCTGAAGGAGTTAAACTAGAAATATTTATTGGTGTAAGTGGTGATAAAGGGAGTAATCCCCAATTAGCTAGACTGCATGCAATGATTAGAGAAATAGCTCAAGAAATAGGATATACATTTGAAGAGGCTAAATTTGTAGTAAAAAGAAAAGCAGGACTCTGCTTTACAAAAAATAAAGAAGAGTACTGCAAGTCTTTTGGTCAGTGTGACAAAGATGAATTAAACCTGGCTATTCAAGCTTGTATAGAAATAGGAGATTTTAGCGGAATGCAATTAAGATAATTAATCTATGACTTTTATCTTGTCTTGAAGTTCTTTTAACTTTGCAGTTACATCTTCTTGCTTAGACATCATTGTAGCAAGTTCTTTTAGTTCTTCAATAGTAGCTGTAGTTTCAGTTTTTTTAGCTAAACCTTGTTTATTAGCAAGATATTTAAACAACTGAAGAAGTGAAAATAAAGTATAAATATCAGCTTGTTCTTTATTAAGACCCAAGTCACCTTTATCTTCATCAGTTTTATCAAGATTTTGTTCAAATTTTTTAAACAAATCTGGTAATTTTTCAGTTCCTTCTGAATAATTTATGAACATATCAGTTAAAATTCTTTGAAGCCCTGCAATATAGGCTGTTGATACTTCAATACCTTTAATGGTATCTTTAAAATCATATGTATCAATTGTCTGTAATTTTTTTTCTTCACTCATAGTAAAATATATTTATTGACAAATATACAAATTAAAATAAATAAAATGGAAACAAACATAAATAAATTTAAAACACAAATAAAAACTGATTCAGAACTATCAGGTTGGGATACAATAATTAATCCTTTTATAGATAGTTCATCATTTGATGGTATATTTGTATTTCTAGAAGCAGCTGTTAACCATGGTCTAAGATTTACTCCACCATTCAAAGATGTATTTAATGCATTCAAAGAGTGCTCATATGATAATCTTAAAGTTGTTATAGTGGGACAAGATCCATATCCTCAATTAGGATCAGCAGATGGTTTAGCATTTAGTTGCTCAAAAAAAGGAACAGCAGAAAAGTCTTTGCAATATATACTTAAAAAAACTATAGGTGATTTTACTGATACAGGTAAAGTTATATATACTCCTGAAGAATGTGATTTAAGACGTTGGGCTAACCAAGGTGTATTGTTACTTAATACAGCATTTACCGTTGAGGTTAACAAAATTGGTTCACATTATAACTTATGGAAACCATTTACAAATTACATATTTGCTAATCTTAATAAACACAAGAAAAATACAATTTTTATTTTGATGGGTAAAAAAGCAGAAGAATGGGAAACTTTATTACCTGATTGTAAAATACTTAAATGTTCACACCCAGCATCAGCTGCATATAAAGGTGGAGAATGGGACCATAATGATGTCTTTAATAAAGTAAATTTAGAACTAAAAAAACAAGATAAACCATTGATTAATTGGTAAATTTTGTCTATATTTGTTCCCCTTCTTTTAAATCATATATCTGATTATTAAAACTACAAATAAAACCAAACAATATGTGGGAACTATTTCAGATGATGCTGAAAAATAATTTAACACCAAATCAGGTACTATTATTATTTGGGATAAAGCAAGGAGTTGCTTTGCCTCAAGTAACAACTGAAGATAAGTTAGCTCTAGAAAAACTAGGTTATTTAATCTTGGATAATGGTAAATATACAATGAGTGCTGAAGCTAAAAGCTTGATAGTACATTTAGATAATTATTTTATCAAAGCAAAAAAGAAAACAGATGCTCAGTTAATGGGTCAAGACTTTGTTGATAAAATAAATATCTATAGGGAAGTATTTCCTAATATAAAACTTCCCAGTGGCAAACCAGCTAGGGTTAATGTAAAAATGTTATCTGAATCATTTAGATGGATATTTGAAACATATGATTATACTTGGGAACAAATTATAAAAGCTACTAAAATGTATGTAAATGAATACCGGGATGCACAATATATGTATATGCAAACTAGTCAGTATTTTATATGCAAACAAGACAAGCACAAAGTAAAATCATCTACATTAGCAGATTACTGTGATATGATTAGAGATGGTATAGAAACAGAATCTAAACACTTTCAAGAAAATGTGATATGACACCAAAAGAAAAAGCAAAAGAATTAGTTTATAAAATAAGAGAAGATTTATTTGAACAAAGATTTGTAAAAATAACTTTAGAAGATGCAGTGGTTTGTGCATTAATAGCAGTTGATGAGATATTGAAAGAATTTGAAGAATTGTTTGAGCAAAATGAACCAACATCAGATAATGTTTGGTATTTGTATAAATATTACCAAGAAGTTAAACAAGAAATAGAAAAATTATGATATTAGATAACATAGACAAAATACTTGATAAATTAAATCTTATTTTAGAAGATTTTCAAATGTTAAGAGATGGTACTTGGATACCTGATGAAAAATCTTGTAATGCAAGTATAGAAAATGTTCAAGATGTAATAAACATTATAGAAAATGAGTAAACCAACAGAATCTTGGATAGGTCAATATGCTGCCTTTAATGATGCATTAAAATACATGTATAAAAGACAAACCGGTGAGGAAAAGTCTATATATACACCATGGCCAAAATTCAATGATGCTACAACTGATGGTTTAGAGTGGAATACATTAACGGTTATTGGTGGAAGACCCGGTTCAGGTAAAACATTAATTAAAGATCAAATCATAAGAGAGTCTTTTGCATTGAATCCTAATGATTCATTTAGAGTATTGGAGTTTCAATATGAGATGGTTGGTAGAACCTCAGCAATTAGAGAATTTTCATCTGTCACTGGTAAAACTTATAAAGAGTTATGTAGTGCAGGAAGTTTAATTACTGCTGATACACTTAATACTTGTCATCAATATGCTAAAGAAAGAGTGAAGCATCCTGTAGATATTGTAAGTACTCCCATGACTGTAAATCAAATGCGTGAGCAAATTGATATGTATATGCATCAACACAAAGGAGTAAAAACAATAATTACTTTGGATCACACAATGTTGGTTAAAAGAGCACCTTATCAAAACAATACATTAGATATGTTATTTGAATTAGGTGAGTTCTTTACTCAATGTAAACGTGACTATCCTTGTTTGTTTATTGCTTTATCTCAACTTAATAGGAATATAGATAACCCAGAAAGAGCAATAGATGGTAAGTATGGTAATTACATTCTTGAGTCAGATATATTTGGTTCAGATGCTATGCTACAACATGCTGATACTTTAATTGGTATCAACAGACCAGCAAAGCAAAAGATTAGATTTTATGGCCCGGATAGATATATTATTGCAGATGATAAAACCATAGTACTACATTTTCTTAAAGCAAGAAATGGTGATACTAGAATGAGTTTCTTTAAAGCTAAGTTTGAATCAATGCAAATTGAAGAAATGGCTACACCAGGAGTTCAAGAAAGAAGATAAAAATATGATAAACACTAAAAATTTAAATAAAACAAAAGAAATGGCAATAACACCTGATGAACGTAAAGTTAAGGTAAATGCATTAAGAGAAGAGCATGAAGATTACTTCCAAACTAATGGGATAATTAATGCACTGTATATCCCTAAAATGGCTTATAGGCCAAGTGGAAAAGATGAACTATATGTTAGTTTTTTTCCTAGTGAGTTTGAAAAGAATGAAGATATTTATACTGAATTTGTAAGTATAAATTATGATACAGAAGACCCAAAAAGAACTTTGTATCTTCATAAACATAATCCTCATTGGAGAGAAGAGTATGAATTAATTGAATCAAGTACTGGATTTATAAGACATATAATACCAGTTAGTGAGTTAAAAATTATAAATGATGTAACAAGCAGAGGTAAGTTAATCCATGACTTTGCTAATCCTGATTTACCTAATCCAGATAAAAAAGAAGTACCAGGATTAGTTGAAGCTTTGCTTGATATTAATAAGACACTTAAAGCAATTCAATTAACATTAAATAGTATCCTTAACAAATAATAAATAAATATGGCACAAAGTGTATTAATCATTGCTGACTCAGGGACCGGCAAATCAACATCAATCAGACATCTAAATCCTGATGAAACTTTTGTAATTAATATTGCAAACAAACCACTACCTTTTAAAGGTTGGAAAGGAATGTATTCAGCAATTTCAAAAGACAATCCAAAAGGTAACTTAGCATCATCATCTTCTGCAGCAGGAGTTATTAAAGCTATTTTGCATGTTAATGAAAAAATGCCACACATCAAGACTTTGGTTGTAGATGATTGGCAATATATGAGTTCTTTTGAATATTTTGATAGAGCAAATGAAAAAGGTTATGAGAAATTTACTCAAATTGCAGCAAATTTAGCTCAAGTAGCTAAATTACCTAAAGATTTGAGAGATGATCTTACTGTATTCTTTTTGACTCACTCAGAAGATTCAACTGATATTAATGGGAATAGAAAAATTAAAGCAAAAACAATTGGTAAAATGATTGATAATGCTTTAACTTTAGAAGGCCTATTTTCTATTGTTTTATTTGGTAAGGTTAGTAAAAATGATGATGGTGAACTTGTCTATGGTTTTGAAACACAAAACAGTGGAGAGAACACATGTAAATCACCCCAAGGAATGTTTGAGGAAAACTTCATCCCAAACAATCTGCAATTTGTAAAAGATTGCATCAAAAAATATGAAGAATAAATAAAATTAATTAATTAAAAAAGCAATTATGTTAAGTACTAAAGACATGTCAGCCGCTTCAGGCAAAGAGAAACCAGTAGTTGGAACAGGAAATCACAAAGTAAAAATCAATTCAATTAGTTTTGATAAAACTCCTTATGATGCTCAAGCATATAACATTATGTTACATGTAGAAACAGAACCTATGACAGGAGATTTTCAAGGATTTTTAAAAGATATGAATAAACCTGACGGTGCACGTTATGAAGGTCAAGTAGGAAGAGTGAGATATTCACCTTATCCATATAAAGACACTACATTACCAAGTGGTAAAGAAATTAGTAGAGATACTGAGGTAATGAAAGCAATGATATTTTTAGCTGAGGCTTTAGATAAAAGAGCTGGATTAGATGCTATTCAAGCTAATACAATTGAAGACTGGATGGTAAAATGTGATAAATTATTATCAGGTCCAACATATGTAAATGTATGTCTTGGTGCACGTGAGTGGGAAAACACTGAGGGTTATGTAAACAATGATCTTTACTTACCTAAAATTAGTAAAGAAGGTGTGCCTATAGAAGCATTGAATGTTGAAAATTCTAAATTATTAACTTTTGATAGCAATAATGTTAATCACTTAAGAAAAATAGAGAAGAAAAATTCACCTACAACAAGTCAGTTTGAACCTGCTTCAACTGGTTCTGGTGATGATTTTGATTTGTAATAATTAATTTAATTATGGGACTGGCTATAATATGTCAGTCCCATTTTTATTTATATTCTTAATATGCTTAACACAAAAAATTTAGTATTAGAAGATTCAGATGTTCCTAGCTATTGGGTGTTTCAATATTATTTAAACTTATCAGAACCCTTAACAGGTCAGGATGTGAAGATTAAATCAATCTTTAATCCTAATGACAAAACTCCTAGCTTTTGTATATATGTAGATAAATCTATAAATATGTATAAATTCAAGGACTTTTCAACTGGTAAAAATGGTAGCAAAATAGACTTAGTTAAACTTATGTTTAATTTGGAATATAGAGATGCTGTTAGAAAAATAGTAGATGATTATAACAATTATGTTAAAACAACTGATTTTGAACAAGTATCTTTTAAAGTTCAAGCAAAATGGGAAATTGATTTTGTTAATACAAGACAGTGGACTGAAAATGATGGTAGATATTGGTTAAATTTTAGAATAGGGTTAAACCTATTAAAAGAATATAATGTTAAACCTATTGAGTATTACAATTTAATTAAAGAAGAAAATAGTGAAGTTAAGAAGTTAAAGATTGAAGGACATTCTATCTATGGATATTTTGATAAAGATGATGAGTTGTATAAGATATATCAACCATCAAGTAAACATAAGTTTCATAAAGTAAAATCATATCTTCAAGGTTTTGATCAATTAACCTACACTCAACCTTATTTAGTAATTTGTTCATCATTAAAAGATGCCTTATGTCTTAAAAGTATTGGTTATAACATTGAAGTACTGGCACCAGACAGTGAGAATACAATGATTAAGCCCCATGTTGTTGAGCATTTAAAAAAGAAATACAAAAAAGTAATCACATTCTTTGATAATGATACTGCAGGTAGTCTAGCAATTGATAAGTATAAAAGTTTATATAATCTAGATGGCTTTGCATTGCCCTTGTCTAAAGATATTAGTGATTCTATGCGTGAACATGGTTTTGATATTGTACATCAAACATTAAAACCTATACTTAAAGAAATTTTAAACAGATAAAAAAATGAAATGGTTCATACCGGGCTCAGTCCCAAGTAGTAAAAATGGTAGAAGATGGACCGGTAAGTATTTTATAGCAAGCAAAACTGTTGTAAATTATAGAAAAATAGCTAAAGATTATTATGCACAGTACGCTGATGAATTTAAAGCTGAATTAGCCAAACATCAACAACCCGTAAGTATCCAGTTTACATTTATCAGAGGCAGCAAACATAAATTTGATTATATTAATCCCGCACAAACAGTGCAAGATGATATGGTTACATTTGGTTGGATTGAAGATGATAATGCAGATTGTATATTACCTGTATTTGTAGAGTACAAATATGACAAAGTTAATCCTGGAGTAATTATAGAAATTTTACCAGATGGCAAGAATAACAGTTAAAGAGTTTTTTTCATTACGTGAAATGTTTATGGGTCAGGAAGAAGACTTTGAATTAGCTTTAGAAAATTACAAAAACTTAAACTTTGATGATAAAGATGTTTTAGATTTATTATTTACTAAATCATTTTTGTTTGAAAAAAGAGCACGTTTTCTTATTGCTATTGATAAAAAGTATAAACCTGAAGAATTAGTTGGTAAAAATGTTAACTCTACAGTAAAAAATGTTGGAGATTATGTTGTCTATCAAAAAATATTATTAAAAATATTATATCCACAAAAATGATAAATATACAAGATGGTGTTGCAAGAACCACCAAAACTTTAATTCTAGATGAGCCCTTTTACGGGCTTTTTTTAATTGGTATAAATAAACAATTCAGTGACCGTATATCTACAGCAGGTGTAAGTAAACATGGAATTGGTATGCAGTTAACAATTAACCCTAATTTTTTCACTGAATTAAGTGAACCACATAGAGTTGGATTGATTAAGCATGAGCTTAACTAGGGCTCCTTATACAGCAATGTATATGTAAAATGTCTTAAATTGACGGGGACTCCCTAAAGTTTTATCTACTAAGCATGCACCGTGAGGTAGTATGTGGCTGAATTAACTACTCAGGTATAGTAAAAAAGATAAAAATATTTAAATGGGAAATCCGCAGCCAAATTTCTTGGCTATATGATTTATTTTTGGTATATTGTAATATAAACACTTACATATATGAAAACAGAAATAGAACAAAAAGTAATTAATTATTACATTACTGATAAATTATCAGGTAAAAAGATTGCAGATATTTTAACAATAAATGTTAAAACAGTATTTGCTATTTTAAAAAGAAATAATGTAAAATCAAGAACTTTGTCTGAATCATCAATGAAATACACATGTCAAGATGACTTTTTTAATGTTATAAATACAGAAAAAAAAGCCTATTGGTTAGGTGTATTATTTGCAGATGGTAGTATTACAAAAAAAGCAAGTAAATCTGGACAAGTTATTTTTTCTTCAAAAGACAAAGAATGGGTAAACCTATTTTTATCAGATATTGGATCAAATAATTCTCCAAATTGTGAATATCAAAAAATATTTAAAAAATATATATGGAAAGCTCAGATAACATCAGCACAAATGTATAATGATTTGAATAATTTAGGATGTACACCAACTAAAACTAAAACAATTAGAATACCTATACTAGATGATGAATTAATTCATCACTTTATAAGAGGTTATTTTGATGGAGATGGTACAGTTGGTATTTACAAAAATCTAAAAAATAATGATTGGAAAATCTTAAAATCAGGTTTTTGTTCAGGTTCACAAAAATTTATAATTGACTTATTAAGTATATTACCTGTAAAAAATAAAACTATTAAAAAAAATAAAGATTGTTATATTACACAACATTCTTTACAAGATACTCTTAATCTATTTAATTACATGTATAAAGATTATATTACATGTTTAGAAAGAAAAAGAAAAGTTTTTATTATTTACTTAGACACATATAAACCAAGAAAGAGGTTCAACGACTACAATAGACCATCCCAATAGGGATGAAGGTATAGTCTGATCTCATATGAAAGTATGAGTTAACATAAATGCTTACACATAGCATTTGGACATTTATTGATGAGAGATTTGTATTCTGATCACAAGTTATTTAATATAGCTGCAGATCTAGAGATCAATCAATATATTAGTTCAAATTTGCTACCAGACGGTGGATTATTACTAAGTAGTTTTCCTGAATTAAATCTTCCTACTAAAGCAGGGACCAAAGTCTATTACAATTTGTTGGAACAGGCCAAAGAAGATGGAACATCTCCTTCATTAGATTCATTGATGGATCAGATGGATGGTGAATCAGAGTATTGCCATAGCACATGGAAAGAATTTGATGAGTTACCTGAAGCTGATAAAAAACTTGTTCAAAAACAAATAGACCATCAGTTAAAAGAGGCTGCTGAACAAACTCAAAAGAAACAAGGAAATGTTCCTGGTGAGTTAAGTGAATTAATTGCAAAGTTATTTCATATTGAGCCAGCTAAATTTGATTGGAAAGCTTATTTGAGAAGATTTGTTGGAAACTCATCTGTAGTGTACACTAAAAAGCTGAGACGTAAATACAATAAAAGATATGCTGAAAACCCAGGACTAAAGATTAAATTCAAAAATCATATTCTTGTTGGTATTGACACATCTGGATCTGTAAATACATCAGAGCTTAAAGAGTTTTACAATGAGTTATGTCATATGACTAAAACAGGTCATAAGATTACTGTTGCGCAGTGTGATACAACACTTAGAACTGTAGAAGAGTTTAATCCAAAAAAAGATTGGAATATACATGGTAGAGGTGGAACAAGTTTCCAACCTGTAATTGACCACTATAATGAAAAGAAGTGTTATACAGCACTAATATATTTGACAGATGGAGAAGCTTATGCTCCAAGCAATTGTCCAAACAATGCTTTATGGGTATTGAGTAGTATTTCTACTATGAATGAAGAGTTGCCTGGTAAGGTTATTAAACTAAATTAATCATGGGAAGATATTATTCAGGAGACATAGAAGGTAAATTTGCTTTTGCTATTCAAAGTAGTGATGCTGCAGATAGATTTGGAGTAACAGGTCAAACACCAAATTATTTACAGTATAATTATAATGAAGATGATTTAGAAGAATTAAAAAATGAATTAAAAAATATTGAAGATGCATTTGGAGGACATAAACCAGCACTGAAAATATATTTTGATCTATACAAAACACAAGATGATGCTCCGTTATCTTTTGCTTCATATATAGAAGAAGGCGGATTACCTGAATTAACAGAAAATCAACTTTCAGAATATTATGATTATCTTTTAGGGAGAAAAATATTAGATTGCATACAAGAAACAGGATCTTGTTCATTTGATGCAGAATTATAAATTAAATTAATAGAAAAAAAACATGGCACAAGTAAATTTAAATGTAACAGAATTAAAAGGGTTTGTGAATCACATTATTACAAACAATAGATTTTTACAAGCACAAGGTAAACAATCTGTATCAGTAGAAGTATTAGGAGAATCAGGAATTGGTAAAACATCTACCATTGTTGAGCTAGCTAAAGAAAACAACTTAAACTTTGTAAAGGTTAACCTTGCACAGATAGAAGAGTTGGGTGACTTAGTAGGATTCCCAGTACGTCAATTTCAAATGTATAAAGAAACAAGAGTTTCAGAGCCTAAAATAGATGATTTATCCTATACTGCAGCACAAAGATCAGCTGCATCATCAGACCTTGCTAATATACAAGCACCAGCTACTAAAAAAGTTGGATTATGGGTTGATGAACTTGCAGTTCAAGAATATCTAAAAACTGGATATAAAATGACAGGTAAGAACAGGATGTCTTATTGTCCACCTGAGTGGATTGCTGACAAAAAAGAAGGTGGAATACTTCTCCTTGACGATTGGAATAGAAGTGACACCCGCTTCATCCAAGCAGTAATGGAGTTAATAGATAGACAAACATATATCTCTTGGGTATTACCAAAAGATTGGCACATCATATTAACAGCAAATCCAGACAATGGTGAGTATATGGTAAATTCAGTGGATGCTGCACAAAAAACAAGATATGTTACAGCAAACCTTAAGTTTGATGTTAATGTATGGGCACAGTGGGCAGAAGAAGCAGGTATTGACTCAAGATGTATTAACTTCTTGTTATTACACCCAGAATTAGTTACACTAGAAACAAATGCAAGATCTATTACAACATTTTTCAATGCTATATCTAGTTTTGATAACTTTGAATCAAACCTATCATTAATTCAAATGATTGGTGAAGGTTCTGTTGGAGATGCTTTTGCTTCTATGTTTACTACATTTATTAACAACAAACTGGACAAACTGGTAACACCTAAAGATTTGTTGACTCATGATAATGAATCATATATTTTAGGTGAGTTAAGAAGTTGTATTGGTAAAGATGATTCATACCGTGCAGACATTGCTGCTACTTTAGCAACAAGGTTATCTAACTATTCAGTTGTTTATAGTAAAGATAATACTGTAAGTCAAAAAATATCTGATAGATTAATAGCTCTTTGTACTAAAGACTATTTTACCAATGATCTTAAGTATTTAATTGTACGTACAATCTTTAATGGTAACAAACAGAAGTTTAACCGCATGATGATGAACCCTGATATCATCAAAATGACAATGAAATAAAATGGCAAATAAATCAGTTTATCAATCATATGAGACAGCTGCTTTAAATCATTTTGGATTAGATAGTGCCCCATATTATGGGGTTCTATCATCCAATGTGGTTGAAGATGTATTAGTTACTCAAGATGAAACAACATTTAAAAAAATTAATGATATATTAATAACTAGTACTGAAGATAGTACAACTTTTAAAACCAAAAAGAAAGCTTTTGTATTGCCTAAGTGTAATGTTTCATTAGATAGAATTAAATCTGCTTTAAAAGAACACGGTATAACTGTAACCAATGATTATGAATTAGCTGATTTGATTATTACCCATAATGATATCTATGAAAGATTTGAAAGTGGAGAAAATATTAAGTCAACTGTATTAATGGCCAAGTTATGGAACTATCAAACTCTTAATGAAACAAATGGTTCTGTTTTAGCTGTAGATGTTTATTCGGGAGATGTAATTTATGATGGTAACTTATCTAATAAGGTAAGATATTATAATTGTACTACTGGTGACTCATTATATGATGAATGGATGATTACAGGTATGGCAGTAAATTTAGCACATAAAATTGATTTAGGTTTAGTAGGTACAATTGATGCAGATACAGTAATCTATGAATCAGCAAATAAACAAGTTTTAGATGAAGTATTGTTAGAAGATATACAAAAGTATTTATCATCTTATAATGATGAAGATAAAGCTATAGCTGCAAAAGTTATTCCTACAATTGATTATTTACAAAACTATCATTTATTATGGGCGTTTTCTCAGAAAGCAGAACGTCACATGTATAATTTTAACAGAGATAAAGATGTTCAGTATTGGTTACAACAATCTGATTTCAATAAATTCTCTAGAAAAAGTGCACATGATATGATTCTTTGGTTAGAACAAAATGAAAAACTTAATTCAATTAATTTCAAATACTTGGAACCAATTGTAAGAAAAGAAATTCATATTAGTAATAGAGACTTGTATGTATTTAAAGTACAAGTAAAACCTGAATATTTAAAATATTTAAAATAAATAAAATGAAAAAAAAACATTATACATTAGATATAACAGTTTCAAAAGAACATTCAACCTGGTCTAATGGAAAAGAAAGACTAGGTATTGGCTGTTTTAATTTGAAAGAAGATGGTTATTATTTTGGTAGATCACATAGTTGGTGTCCTGATGATAAAGAACTTGATTTACTAGGTATAACTACTTCAAATCAACCAATTGATTTACAAGATAAAAAAATATATAGATATCCAAATTTAGAATTACCAAGACAAAAAGTTGATTTGCTTAAAACAAAATTTAATGTAAAAATCATTAGAGATTCTGAATTAGCAGATATTCATATTATATCAGATAAATTAATTCTAAGTTTACTTACACTTAGTTGGGGAAAATCAATTAGTTATGCTCAAATGTTTGAAATATTTAATTTTTTAAAACAAAATGATGATTTAACTGAATCTGGATTAAATAAATGTAAGGATATTTTATCTGTAGTAGAAAAAGATGCTTATATAAGAATTGCTATTGTTAAAGACTATAGATATGTATCACCAGTTGGTGATTTAATTACAGATAAACTTTCTAATTTTGATTTTGATGGTAATAGAGATATGCTTATTAAAAATGATGGTATAGTTTTATATAATCAATTAACTAGTACAACTGCATTAGTTGTAAAAGATGTTGAAATTAATAAAATTATATCAGAAGATTTAGCAGTAATAAGTGAAGAGGAGTTTGATCAAGTATCAAAGATGATTACTAGTAGTGATAAAGATAATAGAACTTTAGCTACAGAAATGCTAGCCAATTGTAATGTTGAAGAGTCTTTTGATATTGTTAGCTTTTTATTCTTTTGGTATTATGATTGGTTCAAAGACACTAACAACTGGAATAACATCAATGTAAAAACATTACGTAAAAGACTTGAGAGGTTTTCTGGTAGTAAAGATAATAACCGTCAGTGGGCTTATGATCAATATGTAACATTATTATCTGAAGAAAATAAATTAACAGATTTTATTGTAGAAAAAACAATTAAAAAAATGTATGATTCAGTAATTAGAAATACTTTTGGTTGTAAAAACAATGTGTTTTCAATAGATCTAGAATCTATATACTTAGTAGACAAATTTAAAAACTTAATAATAGAAAAAAAAGAATGTATAGAGATTTAGTAAAAGAAGAAAAGTTTTACACAAATAAAAACTTTAAGTTTAGTTATTCATCACTGAATAAACTATTGTTTTCACCATCCTTGTTTTACAAGGATTATATTTTAGAAGACCGTGAGATCAGAACTGATAAACATTTAGTTGAAGGTAAGTTAATTCACTGTCTCTTATTTGAAGAAGATAAAGTTAATGATAAGTTTAATATCTTGCCTGGTAAGCTTCCTGCAGATAGTAATATTAAAGTATTGAATGCTTTATATAAGATTACAGCAAACCGTGATTCAAGTTTATTAAGTCAAGACTCAACATTTCAACAAGAAATATTACAGGTATTGATTGATCAAAATTTGTATCAAACCTTGAAATTAGATGATGCTAGATTGGAAAAAATTCAAACTGTAGATAATGAGTCTTATTGGGACTATCTAAAAAACAGTAGTAAAGATGCTGTAGATGGAGATACTCTAGCAAAATGTAAAGATCAAGCTGAGAACATTAAAAGTAACAAAGATGTAATGTCATTGTTTGAAGATGTACAAACTGACTTTGAGTTAGATCCAATTGAAACACATGCAGAAAAGTACTTAACATCTGATTTATTAGATAAACCTTTTGGCCTCCATGGTTACCTAGATTATTATAAAATTAATCACTCTACAAAAACAGTCACTATCTGTGACCTTAAAACAACAGGTAAAACTATTTCAGACTTCAAAGAAACCATTGATTTTTATAATTATTGGTTGCAAGCAGCTATATATTGCAAATTAGTTTTTGCAAATTTGGCTGAAACTGAACAAGAATACAATATTTTGTTTAAATTTGTTGTTGTAGATAAGTACAATCAAGTATATGTTTTTGATGTTACAGATGAAACATTAAATGGATGGGCAGCCGCATTGGAAGATGTAATTGAAAGAGCCACTTATCACTATACAGAAAAAAATTATTCATTACCATATGATTTCCTTTTAGGAAATGTTAAATTATAAGTATGAAGGGTGTATACACTGATTATTTTCAAAAAAGCAAAGTATTTCTTTATCCATTATTGAGATTTAGATCTGGCTTACCATTTGTTCCTGTGCAGACGTATGTCTGCTGGGAGCACTTGATTACTATTGATGAAAATAAGTTTTTGTGTGAGTACAATGTAGGTACAACTGAAAAGTTTGAGTTATTTTCTGATTCATATCTTAAAAAACACTCATTGTTTTATGAATATGTACAACTTGATGAAGATAGACACTTATTTATTTTTGACTTTACCCAATATAAAACAGATTTTAAAAGATTTATTGATGGGCAGTATTCTAAATTTAGTTTAGATACAAAAATCACAATTTTAGATTTCTTTGGAAATAAAGGTAATATCTCAGAATATGTAAGTTTATTTTTATCTCCTAATTCAGCACATAAACTTTATGCAGAAGCTTTAGATGTTTCAATAAAACAAATTGAAGAGGTTTTTGAAGTTTGTAGTATCCCAGATTTAGAAAAAGAAACATTATACTTTAAAAAAAATGAACTGTTATGTGAAAAAATTAAAAATAGTTCTATATCTTTGAAAAATAAAAATTAACAATATGTCACAATTAATTGGGCAAAACATGATGTTGGTAACATCAAGTTTTAGAAATGCCAAATCTTTTACCATGATTCCTGTGAGTAATGACTCACCATATGTTGAAGCTATGTATGACCCTACGTCAGGCATTTTAGCTGTAATTAGCAAAGTAATGAAACAATCTTATCATATGGTTGCAAAACTAGATGAAGATGGTCAACCAATGAGATTAAAAACTCCAAATCCACAGACTGGTAAGACAGTTAAAGAAGAAAGAAGATTGGTAGATACTTTTTCTGAATTTTATCTTACTGAAAAAGAAGATATTGAAACATTTATTAATTTGTTTGGTATCAATGCTGCTTCATTTGATTATAAAGCTTATTTTGTTGAACTTAAAGAAACAAAAAAATCTAACATCATCTTGCAAGCATAGTTTAATCAATTATTAATTCAAGAAAGAAGATGTATTAACTTATGTCTTTTTTTTTGCTCTAAACAATAAAATATGAAGCATTGGGTGATGGATTATGAAACATTATCTAATTGTTTTACAGGTGTATTTGAAAATTATAAAACTTTGGAAACCAAGGTTTTTGTTGTTCATGACTTGCAAAATGATTTAGGTAAGTTTATAAGTTTTTTAAATGAAAATATAACCAATAAAGAATGGCATATATCTTATAATGGTTTGGCATTTGATTCTCAAATAACACAGTTTATATTAGATAACCGTAATGATTGGTTAGATTTTACAGGTTGTGAGATTGCCAATATAATTTATAGATATGCTCAAAGAACTATAGAAAAAAGCAATAAAAAAGAGTTTGCTGATTATCCTCAATGGAAATTAGCAATTGGGCAAATAGATATCTTTAAAATGCATCACTGGGACAATCCAGCCAAGCGTTCTAGTTTGAAATGGATCCAATATAGCATGGATTGGGATAACATTCTTGAAATGCCTATTCATCATGAGTCAGCTATAACTACAAAAGAAGAGATTGATACAATATTAGAATACTGTATTAATGATGTTAAGTCAACTAAAGAAATATATAACAGATCAAAATCACAGATAGCATTAAGAAAAGAATTGACTAAAACATATGGTATTAATTTATTTAGTGCCTCTGAACCAAGAATCAGTAAAGAGTTATTTGGATACTATTTATCTGAAAAACTAAATATTCCTAAAAAAGAATTAAGGAATATGAGAACACATAGAGATATTATTAAAATCAAAGACATCATATTACCCTACATTAAGTTTACTTCTACTGAGTTTAGTACTTTATTACAAAGATTTAATGCATTAGAAATATATGCTCATAGTTTAAAAGGTAGTTTTAGGTATAGTATTAACTATAAAGATGTTAAAACTGACTTTGGTTTAGGTGGTGTGCATGGTGCAAGAAAGAAAGGTGTTTATGAAAGTAATGAAGATATGATTATTATGTCTTCAGATGTTACCAGTTTTTATCCTAATCTTGCAATTAGAAATAAATGGTCTCCGGGACATTTCCCTGTTGATGCATTTTGTGATCAATATGAATGGTTCTTTGAAGAACGTAAGAAGATCCCTAAGAACAATCCAATGAATTATGTATACAAGATTATACTCAACTCTACTTTTGGTCTTAGCAATGATGAAAACAGCTTCTTTTATGATCCTGAGTTATGTATGAAGATTACAATCAATGGTCAATTGACTTTGATGATGCTTTATGAGCAAATTATGGAAAGAATCCCTGGTGCAATATCATTATTACATAATACAGATGGTGTTGAAACAATAATACCTAGAAAGTACTATGATGAATATATGCTTATTTGTAAAGAATGGGAGGAAACCACAAATCTTTCATTAGAGCATGATCAATATCAAAAGTTAGTCCTTGGAGATGTAAACAATTACATAGGTGTTAATAATTTTAAAGAAGTTAACATTACCAAATGGAGAGAAATTAAACAATCAGATCCTCATTATATATTTAAAGTGGAAAATGATAAGTTTAGTTATGCTGCAGTGAAGTTAAAAGGTAGA